TCGTACTGGTGCGGCTACGGCTCAAGGCGGTAACTTGATGGCTACCAATCCTGAGATGGCGGCTTACTACAACTCGATTGCTCAAAGTAACTTGGCTTTGTCTGCACAAGCTGACCAAGAGGCTAGGAATCGCATTACTTATGGTGCGGGACTGTTTAACACTGGTGCTGGACTGCAAAACCAGTTCTATTCTGGTCAGACTGCGGCATATGCTCCATTTGCTACTGCTATGGATACAAGTTCAGGACTTGAGAGCCTTGCACAACAACCAATGAACTTAGGTACTTCGATTGGTTCACAAACTACTGCTGCTAACACTTTGTCTGGTAGCTTGTTGAGTTCAGGCATTACACAAGCGGCACAAACAATGGCTGCACCAAATGCTTACTCTGCTTCTGGTAACTTGCTGTCTGGTATTGCTCAGAATCCAATGGTTACTGGTGCGATTAACAATGCGTTTGGTGTTCAATCGTCAGCACCTAAGTATCAAATCATCAATGGTCAACTTGTTCAAGTGGCTTAAGGGGAAACAAAATGGCAACAAGTCAAATCTTAGGGTTGTTTACATCTCCTGAACAGTATCAGGCTAACCAGATGGCTCAGTTCCGTCAACAGGCGGCTAATGAAGTTCAGTTGAATCCTTTCCAACAAGCGGCTATTGGTATGCGCCAAGCTGGTTATCAATTGGGTGGTGGCATTGGTGGTGCTATGGGTGGTCAAGACCCACAGTTACAGAAGATTGCTCGTAGACAGGCTTTGGCGGGTCAGTTAGACCCTAGCAATCCTAATTCTTATATGCAAGTAGCAAAGATGGCTGCTGATGCTGGCGACCAAGAATTTGCAATAGCTATTGCTGATGCTGGTCGTAGTGCAATGAGTGAAATGGCTCTTGTACAGCAAAGATTAAGAGAAAAACAAGGTGCTGAACCATTTGAACAACTTGTTCGCACTGGTAAATACACACCTGCTAGTTTGAGTGTATACAAAACATCTGGAAATGTTGCAGATTTGGAGTTAATTGAAAAACCAATAAAAGAAAGAAATATTGCTTTTGGTACAGAAGCAGAAAGAAAATCTAAGACAATGTATGGCAAAGCTTATGCCGATTTAACTCCAGAAGAAGCTGGAAAAGTTGATCAGGCTGTTGAAGCATCTGAACAAGCTAAAGCAAAAGCTGGTGCAATGATTTTGCCTGGTCAACCAGTAGAACCTAAAGATTGGTTGAAATTTAGCGAATACATCAGCAAAGACCCTGTGATGGATAGAACATCTACAATTATTTCTGATGCCCCAACAGCAATCGAGACAATTAGAAGCTCTACTCAAAACAGCTTTTCTGCCGCATCTTTACCCGCTGCAATTGCAAAGTTGACTGGCGAGGGTAAGAATATGTCTAATCAGGACATTGCTCGTTATGCCAGAACTGGTGGATTAACCGACAGATTGTCGCAAGATGTTGTTGGATTCTTTACAGGCAAGAAAACTGATGTTACGAAACAACAAGCAGAACAATTTGCTGTTGCTTTGTATCGTGGCGCATTGATAGAAAGAAAGAAATTTATTGAAGATCAAGCTGCACAACTTGGTTACGATAAATCGCCAAATTATCAAACAAGCATTCAACAACTAGATAAAAAGTTGTCTCAATTTAAATTAGTAAATCCACAAGGCGGTAAGACACCAACACCAACAGAAAACAAGCCTTTTGATGCAGATAAAGAACGCCGTTATCAAGAGTGGAAAGCCAAACAAACTGGAGCAACACGATGACAGAACAAGAAGAATTTGAGTTTCGTCTTAGACTGGAAAGTGAAGGTGGTGCAACTGCAACTAACCAGCCAACTCCAACAGAAGAAATACCATTCCCTCTGACAGCAATTGGAGAAGAACCTCCTCCACCAACAATGTCAGAGTATTTGTTAAATCGTGCTCAAATGGGTTTGACAAATATTCCTTCTTTGCTTGGTGGCGCTAGTGCTATTTATGGCACTTATGATGGCGAGTTTCCGTCTCAATTGCCACCTCAAGGAACAACACAGCAAGGGATGGATGAGATTCGCAGAGGATTGGGTATAAATCCAAACTTGCGCCCTGCCACTGGTTTGCAAAGATACATTGGTGCTGGCGTAGAAGCCGCAACAGACCCACTCAATTTATTTGGTTTAGGTGGTGCTAAATCAGCCCTTGGATTAGCTGGAAGAACGCTGTTTTCTACTGGAACTGCTGGTGTGGCTGGTGTGGCTGGTGAAGCTGGTGGTGAGGTTGGTGGTCAAGTTGGCGGTCTTACAGGTCAAGTAATAGGCGGGATAAGTTCTGCTTTGCTTTTTGGAGGCTTAACTTCAAAAGCTGGTCAAGTATTGTTTGACAAGGCTCAAGCAAGGTTTAACCCTAAAGACTTTGATATTCAAGACTTGGCAGATGTAGAAGGCACATCTAGAGCTAAAGACCTTGTTGAAAGAGCTTTAGAGGCAGACCCAAATCTACAACAAAGACTTAAATCTATTCAGGATAGGGTTGTTTTTGTAACTGGAGAAAAAGGCGCTGCGGCAGTTACTGGATTAGACAATCTTGCCCTCAGAACAAAGTTAGAAGATATTGCAAGAAATGATGTTGGATTTGCGGCTGAACTACAGAAGCTGTATGCTGATTTAAAGATTGCTGTTGGCAAAAAATCTTCTGAGTTGTATCCCGCTCCTAGCGCAGAAATACCTTCTGGCAAAGCAAAGATTGCAGAAAAAGAGGTTGATCTCGATCAGCGCATTAAGTTTATCAACAATCAATTAGACAAGATTACATCAAATCTTGATGTTACTGGTGCTACCAAGCCATCAGAAATTGGTACATCTATCCAAAATCTTGTTTTAACTAAAGAGAAAGCCGCACGAGCCGCACTTTCACCTGAATACGATTCAATCTTGAGTCAGGCATCTAATCAAGGTGCTTTGTTATCAGCACAAGACACTCAAAATTTGTTGCGTACAGCAGAAGATTTGTTTCAAGGCGACCCTTGGGCTAAACAAGCTCCATTGTTGAAGTTGGTTCGTGAACAATCTTCTAAATTCAAGGCAATGCGTAGACAGGCTACACCAACAGAAGCTGGAACAATGTTGCCAGCTACAACTGCACCAGACTTGACTATGGGCATGGACATCACTAGTCTTGATTCCTTAAAAAGGCGTGTTGCTCAAGATATTAGGGAGACTCGTGACCCTAATAGACAAGATAAATTGCGCCTTTTGCAGACCAATGTTGATGAAGCATTAAACAAGGTACAAAACTCAAGTGGCGATATTCAGGTTGATCTGAGAGGTGAAAAAATGCCTTTTGGTGAAGCAATGTCTAACTTAGACAATGATTATTTCAATAAAGTTGGCATTCCTTTTAGAAATGCTGAAGCCGTTAAGAAAATCAGTTCTCTTGATTACTCTGAAAAGATTGCGCCGTTGATTGCCACAAGTCCAACTGCCATGACACAGTTTTTGCGTGTTGCTGGAGAAGAAGGAACTGGTTTGGCTGAAAAGGCTGTTATGTCTAAGATGTATAACCAATCATTAGACAAGAATGGTTATGTTGACCCTGCAAAACTCCAATCATTGTTAAGCAAGACAAGCAACAATGGCGGTTACAGCGACATAGTAGATCAACTGCCTGCCCTGAAACAAAGACTTAACGATGCAACAATCAAGAGTCAATATCTGTCTTCTGAGAAGGTGGCTATAGATGATGCCGCCAAAGAAACAAAGACTCGTTTGGGTCAAAGTTTCTTGTCAGACTACGATGCTGGTGGTGTTGACACCATTGTTTCAAAGATGACTGGCTCTACAGGAAAGGGCTACAGAAACAAGTTTTTTGTTGACCTTAAAAAGTTGTCTTCTGATGAGCAAACAAACGTCAAACTTGCCGTTAAAAATGGTTTAGTTGGCAAAATGCTTTCTGCCGAAAATCCTATGAAATATCTTGATGCAAATAAAGATACTTTCACTCAGGTTTTTGGTGAAAAGCACGTTAACAACTTGATGTCATTGGCTGATGTTGCTCGTTTGGCAAACAAGGTGAATGTTGACAATTTGAATATTCGTGCTGCCGCTGTAAAAGAAACATCAATTATAGAAAGGGCTACTGGTGGTGTAAGTCCACAACAAATCTCTGGTATTGCAGTCAATCAAATTTCTAGCGTGTTCAATAAGGCTTTCAGGATTATGGCTTTGATTGGCAAGAGCAATATTGATGAGTCAACAAGAGAAGCCCATAGAAAGCTGTTTCTTGATGAAAATGGTGTAGACAAAATCCTGAATACATCAACCAAAATCTTGAGCAAAAAAGGCGAAGAAGTTGATTTGAAGTCATTTGTCAAACCAGAGGATTTATCTGATTTTGGTCAGGCATTGGGTATGGGTGCATTACGGTCAGGATATTTTGGTGGTTCTACTGCCATAAGTCCGAGCCAAGTTGTTGAGCCAAACACAGAGCCTTACTATCAATTCACCCCTCAATAAGGAGTAGACCATTGACCCAATCAGTCTATGCCTACTTGCGGCTGGCCTTGTCAAGAACATCCAAGCTGGTTGTGATCTTTACAAGCAAGCTAAAGAGTCTTTTGTCGAGATCAAAGCCACTGCTGACCAAGCTATCGCTATTGGTAGAGAGGTTCAAGGTTTCTGGTCGAAACTTAGCAGTTTCTTTGGCGCTAGTCCCAAGCCTAAAGCTGTTCAGCCTGTTTCAAAAGCTAAAAAGTCTGACTATGTTGCTGTTAACGAAACTCAAGTCAAAGTTGACATCGTTAAGAATCTCACTGAGTTCTTCAAACTTCAAGAACAGTTGGAAGCACATATTAGAGAAGAAGAAGAAAAGTCAAGAACGGTTTACGACCCAGATCAAAACCACATGGAGGCGGCACTCAAACGAGTGATGGCTCAACAGGAGATGGACAGGTTGATTGTCCAAATCAGGGAGACTATGGTTTACCACAGCCCTCCTGAGATGGGTGCTTTGTACAGTTCAGTCTTTGAGATGCGTGACATCATCAAAAAGGAGCAAGAAGAAGCCAGACTGATAGAGGAGTCCAAAGAGAGGTACAAGCAATGGCGGCGGCGGGAAGCAAAACGAAACCTAATGCTAAAAGAAGCGTACCTAGCGGGAACAGCAATCCTCCTCCTTTACATATGGATGTGGTTTCTGTTCGTCAGGAGATAGGAGAGGAAATCATGGGGTGGGTTGCTTGTTGCGTACTGATCGCTCTATTGCTTCCTATGGCTGGAATGCTGTACTTGGACATCTTGGAAGCAAAGAATGAGACAAAGCGTGTTTTGCAGAAGTTAGAGAAGATTGAACAACGCATTGAAAGGAAACAGCGTGACAAAGACCGTAAAGAGCCTGATGCTATTGGCGACAATCCTGTTTTTGACAGGGTGCGAAGACCGTTTTCGCTACAAGTGCCAAGACCCACTGAATTGGGGAAAAGATGAATGTAAGCCACCGATTTGTACCGCTACAGGTACTTGTCCTGAAATGTTAGTCAAACCAGAGGAGAAAAAGTAATGGCAACCATTGGATACAAGCAAAACAACCGTTTGACCGCAGACGAGATTGAGGTGAGGGTATGGGCATTCGTTATTGTAGTCTTGGTGACAATTCTGTTGGCTTCTATGGGTATGTTCCTGTACTCAGTCTCCTTTGTCACTCAGCCTATGAATGGTGCTATGGCGGCAATTGACAAGGTTTACACGCAACAGATCAGCACCATCATGGTATTTATCACTGGTGTCTTGGGTGGTGTAGCAGGTCGTTCTGGTGTAAAGGCTATTGCCAATGCCAGTGCTAAGGCTGAAGCCACTGACAACGATGAGCCACCTACGCCATGAGTATCTTTAACCCTTGGGTAATCTTGGGGTTTGTCTTGTCTGTAACCATTTCTTTTGGGAGTGGTTACTTCAAGGGCAAGCATGATGAGAATGTCTCTCAACAACTAGAGATTGCTCGTTTAAATGCGGTTGCAAGGACAAAAGAGGCTGCTTTGGCAACAGCAGTGACATCAACAGCTACGGCACTAAGGACATCAAATGAGAAAGCAAGACAGATTTCAAAAGAGCGTGATTTGGCTATTGCCTCTGGCGCTCTCAAGTTGCGGCTTCCTGTCAAAACCAACTGCCCCATATCAACCTCCTCAGATACCGCCTCTTCCACAGGAAATAGCAGTCAAGAGGGAGGCGAACTTGACGCAACGACTGCTCAAACTCTTATCGCCATCACAGACGATGGAGATGAAGCAATCAGACAACTCACCGCCTGTCAACAAGCCTACGAATCCATCTACGAAACCTTAAAGGAGAAAAAATGAACCTGTCAGCTAACTTCACCCTCAAAGAACTCACAAAGTCAGATACTGCCACTCGGTTAGGGTTGGACAATACTCCTGATGACGAGGCTTTGGAGAACTTGAAAACCCTTTGCGAGAAGGTGCTTCAACCTGTTCGTGAACACTTTGACAAGTCTGTTAGCGTGAATTCTGCCTACCGTAGCCCTGAGTCAAATGCCGCCGTTGGTGGCTCTAAGACTTCTGACCACTGCAAGGGTATGGCGGCAGACATCGAGATTGTTGGTGTTGCCAATGCTGATCTGGCTCAGTGGATTATGGATAACCTTGAGTACACGCAGTTGATTCTGGAGTTCTACACCCCAGGCATTCCTGACAGTGGTTGGGTTCATGTGTCTTACGACCCAAATAACCTGAAGAAACAGGAATTGACTGCCACCAAGGTGGCGGGTAAGACCACCTACTTGAATGGTTTGGTGGCCTAATCGTCTAGGAAGAAGAGCAGGGCGACTACAACTAGTAGCGTCACTGCTCCTCCTAATGCAAGTACAAGCAAGATGTTGATGACGTTACTCAGCACCCTTGACCTTCCATTCACGTTCGTTACGTCCTGATTTTGACTTGACTGTGCGTCCTGTCAACTCAATTAAGTCCATATTGGACAACTCGTTTAATCGCCTTGCAACCTGATTTGAGTCTAAGCCGCTATGTTGGGCTATCCCATCCTTGCCAAGCGCACCATGAGCCTTTAAACAGTCCACAATGATGCCAAAGTGCTTGGACGCCAAGTCTTTAGCTGAATCTGCTGCTTCAAAGCTGGTAATTGGGTCTGAAGCTCTTGCCCGACCAAAGATAGGCAAGTCAAAAAATCGTTTCACTTCACCACCAAAATGTATATCGTCTAATTTACTCATCATTAACTCCTGTTAAGTTAGCGGGTACTCACTTACGCTTTCCCCATTGAATCACATCAAAAAGGCAAGTCTGAGTCCAGATCGTCAAAGCCAGCTTTAGGCTTGGCCTTAACTGGTGCTTGTCCTTGTTCTTCTTTAGGGCTGAGAGCCAGACCCATGAACTTGCCGTTCTTGCCTTCTTTAATCCATGCTGACAGCCAGTATTCCTGACCATTCACTCTCACATTTCCTTTGTAATGAGGATGTGACTCTTTTTCACGCTTGTCATTAGAAAAAAGTACTCCACTGTTGTCACGCTGTTCCATATTTACACCTTAATTTCATTGAGTTTTTTAACTTTGTCATCCACTTCCGCAAGAAACTGGATAACCTCTTTTTCGAGTTCTGCAATGTACAAGTCATTGCGCTCGATTCTTTTGATGAACAACTGAAGATGGCTAGGCATTCGTGGGTCAAAACTCACAAAATCACACCAACTTCTGTCTGCACATCGCATCTGCCACTGCATCTGGTCATAGTATTTCTTGGCTGGTTCTTCACCAAGAATTGTGTCGATATGGGTGGCAGTGTTTGGGCACTTGATCTCTAGACACCCATCATCACCCACCAAGCCATCAGGAGAGGCGGCAGACATAGGAATACTAGGATGGTCAATAGCACCTACCTGATCGACCATATTGCCTGTTTTAGCCTCGTATGCGGCTCTGGCAAAGGTTTCGTTCTCAACACCCCATTCCATTGCAGCATTTGAGTAAGACTCTGCCACTTGGTTGGTCATGCGTTCTACGACCAACTGTGCCATGTAGTTAGCTCTACTAGTGCTGTAACCTGTCTTTGTCTTGGCAACAATGTCAGAGATACGAGAAGCAGTAGCCTTGCCACAACGTTGTGCAAACCAAGCATCCGAGCCTTGGGTAATTTCACTCATTTCAACGCTCCTTTACGCTTTTCTTTGGCATCAATCACTTTCTTTTGCCAGCCCTTATCAGAACCGCAAGCAGAGTAAGCAGCAGTGTAGACATTCTTGAGTTCTTCCATGTTGGATGCCGCATCAATAGCCGCTAAGTGGTCAATCATTGTGTTTACATCAATGTCAGAGCCAGATTCACCTTCTGGCAAGTCTTCTCCAGCATAGATGTACAAGCCCAAGCCATGCAAAGACAGAGCCTTAGTCATGCACCGCATGATGGCAGTGTTGACTGCAAATGCGTCTGGATTCAGGATTGCTTTGTTTCGGAAGTCCATCACTGGAAGTTGGCAAGTCATTGGTTTGCCAAACATAGTGACTGTGACGAACACCATTGCAGTGCCGTTTACGTCCATGAAACACTTGTCACCAAACATCTCGACCTTGTAAACAGCTTCTGGGTCTGCCTTTAGTGCTTCAGCCCATGCCCATGCCCACGAAAGGTAGGTAAGGTTGGCTTTCTTTTCTGTATGTTCATTTACGTTCTTGTTGAGCAACATTAACACTTGTTCTTGATTCATCATTCACTCCTATATACGCCATCTAAAATATCTTTTGTTTCCTGAGCCACCATCCACATTGCCAACAGTGTGAGGTCAGCATGGATTTGGGCTATGTCGCTACTGTATCCTTCGTATTTTCTGTGAAGGCACTTGTCCGACAGTTTCTTTGTTGTCTGCTCGATTCGTATCAGCAGGGGTGCATAGTCGATCATCATTAACTCCTGTTTGTTTAAACTTCTTCCACGTTTCCGCAATATTGGTTTGTGCGGCATTCACATACCCAAATTCTGGGTTGGTGATCGGTTTGGATGGCACTGCAACGCTTTGATATTTTCCAACGTATGCCATCTTTTTAGCCCTCTTTTCTCGCAATTTCCGCTGCGATTTCATGTTGACTATCGGTGTCCAAATCTGAAAATAAGACAAAGTGGTTTTCACCGCAACAAGACACGACTCCCATGCGTGGCTCAATGCAATAAGCACAGTATTCTTCATTTGAGTGTTCCTCAATAATTCTTTCAAGGTTGAGCTTGGTTTTCATTACTGGCCTCGCTTGTGGTAGGGATTGATTGTAGGGATTGCACCTTGTTCTTGTTTGATTTGCTCTTGCAGTCTCTCCATGCGATAGAAGCGCCACAAGTTGAGTTCTTCCTCGTCATCAACCCAAGGTGTTATTGGCAGTTCTAGGGAGATTTCAGCCATACGCTGTGCTTTGAGTTCGACTCTGGCTCGTACCATGTCTGCAACATCTGCCCATGCGTTACAAAGGATGGCTTCAAGGATGGCTTTGCTATCGCAAATTGCATCTGCTACATCATCTGATGTGAAGTCTTGCAGTGCTGCCCATGTCTCGTGCTTAATATCAATCATCATTCACTCCTGTTAAAAACCTATCAATGCGTGTATTCTGTCAGACATTATTGTAATTGACCATAGGGATTTCCCTAGTGCAGTTGTGTATTTCAGACAGTCGTTTGTTAGTGAACACTTTCCCGCATTTCAAGCACAGCCATGCAATTCCTTGGTCAACAGTGGTTTGTCTGTTGCCGTGGAGTCCTTTTGTGCGACCATAAAAAGTGCGGATTTGTTGAATCAACTGTTTCTCTCCTTGAGCAACGCAACAGCTTGAGAAACTGCACTTTGTTGGCCTAAATTGGTGTTGTAGAAAAGGTCTGTTAACTCCTCATTTGTCAGCCCTGCCCATGTGCGCTGTGGCTGTGCCAATGCCGCAATTACATCGTCAACAAGCAATCGCAAGGGGTCAATATGGTCAAGCCCAAAGCAGGTTGTCTCAAGTTGTTTTATCAATTCTTCTTGTGTCATTTCAATCCCCTGATGTAAATCGCAAAGCTGTGCAATGTGTCCTTGCCAAACCCTTCCATCTTCAGGATGGCATCAGCCACTTCATCCAGCACTGTGTCTCGGTAAGGGTTCAGAGATTCCACCCGCTGCTTCAACTGGCCTACCTCTTGTTCAACAACTTCAACCCTAGATTCAATCTGACGTTTACGCCACAAACTTTGAGCAGAATCGTTCATGCTTTTTCCTTTTGGCTTTCTTCATTTTTAAACAGGCTTTCTCTGCCGACCTAGCCTTACCCTTCTCTCGTATCTCTTGAGGGCTTAAAGGCTCTGTACGAGGCTCAGTATGGGCATAGATGCTAATGGACAAGCCCATCATTAGCACTATCCTGATAAAGGCTTGTGCATAGGTCATAGTGACTTGGCGTATCTACGAGCAATGCGTTCGCACTCGTCTTGTTCTTCACCAGACAAATCGTCTTGAACGTCCTTGCCAGTCTCGTCTTGGACTTCCCATTCAAAGTCTAGGTAAAGTGTTGCCACATCGTAGTCGTACCAAGTCAGAACAACAGTGACTTCCTTCTCCAATGTATCGCTGTAATAGTCTTCAATGATTTCCATGTTGACACCTCTCAAGTTGTTGGAATCTGTATTGTCAGACAGAATGATTGTGATGGTATAGGGACTTTCCCTTATTGTCAAACTGTATGACGCTATACAATCCTAGCACTATGCCAAGACCACCCTCAGAAATCACAGGCTCAAGCATTCAAATTGCTGTACGAGTCACTACAAGCCTCAAAAACGAGTTCAAAAACCTTGGTGGAGCAGTTTGGTTACGCAAACTACTGGCTCAGTCAATCAACAATCGGAAAAACAATGAAACTATCAATTCCACAGATGCAAACACTCAAGCGTCTGACAAACGGCCCTAGAAGCTCTATTTCGTTCACCACGACAGAGACTTATTCGCCTGGCTCGTACCACTCTCCTACCCACCTGAAAAACCTTGAAATGAATGGTTTTGTGGTGGAGATTGGAGAAATGTGGCATTTGACCAACGCTGGTCGGATGAAGTTGATTGAGACTAAACAAGAGAATTCACCCAAACACGCCAATGGCACGACACATGAACTGTATGTGGAAGGGGACTGGAAGGACAAGATTACCCGAAAAGGTGCTTTGGATTTCATGAAATATCCTAGCAAATTCAGCACAAATCCAACCTGCTGATACAATGTTGCGAAACACGGCTAGATGAGGATTGATCCCCTTGTCGAAAAGAGAACAGACCCCTCCTGCCGAGGTTTCCTTTCTGGGTCTAGTTTGGGTCTGAAAATGCACTATTACCAATTCCACATTGGTGACTACAAGTCACACACGCACCACCTTTCACTCATTGAAGACCTTGCCTTTAGGCGGCTTCTTGACCACTACTACTTGCATGAAGTACCCATAAAACAGCGTGATATTGCTCGTCAGATAGGTATGCGTGACCACGAACAGGAAGTTTTAGCGGTTTTGAACGAGTTCTTTGTTTCTACTGAGAATGGTTTCATAAATCCTAGAGCAGACGAAGAAATTACGAAATATCGTAAATTTTCAGAAGATGGGAAAAAGGGTGCTGCTGTAAGGTGGCATAAGGGTACTAATGGGGAGGCCAATAGCCCCCCTAATACGACCCCAATGGCAACCAATAACCAAGAACCAATAACCAATAACCATAAACCAATAAAAGAAAGAGCAACTGTCGTTGCAACGCCTATCGGCGTTTCTGAAATTGTTTGGCAGGACTTTAAAAATCACAGGAAAGCCAAGAAAGCCCAAGTCACTCAGCGAGTCGTTGACGAGATTGCCAAGCAAGCAATGTTGGCTGGATGGCCTCTTGAGGAAGCCATGAAAGAAACTGTTGTCAGGAATTGGCAAACATTCAAAGCTGAATGGGTTACTGTCAAACAGAATACATTAAGCAAAACTGGTCAGATGAACCAAAGCGTGATGTCTGGTTTAACTCGTGGATTGATTGGAGGAGGTAGCAATGTCAAATTTATTGAAGGCTGAAGATGGCCTTGACTACATCTTTGCCAGAATGGGTGCAATTTATGGCGCATCGTTTTTGCGTCATTGGGATGGCATTGACCTTGGGCTTGTCAGGCAAGAATGGATGCGTCAGTTGGGTAGTTTCCTGACATACAAGCCAAGTTTGGACTATGCCATTGACAGACTCAAGGGAGAATTCCCGCCTAGTGCCATCACTTTTCGAGAATTTTGCAATGCTGGCCCTGCAATTCCTAGAGATGAACCGCAGATAACTTACAACCCTGCACCTGTTGACCCTTCAGTAATTGCTGAAGCCAAAGCAAGATTAGCGGTTTTAAGGGGTAGAAAATGACAAGACTAGAAGCAAACAAACTATTGGATGAACACAAAAATGGAATCGACAATTATTCCAATCTCGCAGTCACGAGAGCTTTGTGGATA